TCCATCTCTGAACATGTACGGAGCTGGGGCTGCGCATTTTGGTGCATAGAGACTGCATTTGATGCATGAAGACTGCATAGGAGGCCGCCGCCGTGGGAAACACCGCAGGCGCCATGCCGAAACCTGACGGCCAGAAAGTCCACCGCAACCCGGTCGCCTTCGACTGGACCCTGCTCCCCGCAGCGGGCCGAGTCGGCCCGCCGCCGAAGCTCCCGACCGGCCTGCGCAAGTGGCGCAAGTCCACGCGCGACGCTTGGGCTGACCTTTGGTCATCACCGCAGGCGACAGCGTGGGATCAATCCGGGAGAACCCTACACACCTGGGCCGCGCTGCATCACGACCTCGTCGAGGGCGAGCGCCCGACCGCCAGCATCTCCGCCGAGATGCGCCAGCACGAGGACCGCCACGGCCTGAACCCCGCCGCGCTGCTGCGTCTGCGCTGGCGGATCATTGACCTATCCGACGAGGGAACCATGAACGCACCGCAGCGCAGCTCAAGCTCGCAGAACCGTGGCCGCCTCGTCGCCATCAGGTGACCGGCTGGCGCGGGCCTACCTACGACACCGAGTTCCCGACGCTCTTCTGGAAGATCGCCGACGAACTGGAGCGGCTGCTCGTGGTGCCAGGCGGCCCGATGGCAGGCCAACCGCTCAAGCTCACAGAGTGGCAGTGGCAGCTCGGCGCCGCTCTCTACCGGATCGACCCCGAGACCGGCCGCATGCCAGTGCGCAGGGCCGCAGCCTCAATGCCGAAGGGCGTCGGTAAGTCGCCATTTCTCGGCGCTCTCGCCTTCGCCGAGTTGTGCCTGCCGGTCGTCTTTGACGGCTGGGATGCCAACGGCGAGCCGGTCGGGAGACCTCGACCGTCGCCGTGGATTCAGATCGCCGCCGTCTCCGAGGATCAGACGGACAACTGCTACCAGCAGCTCTACGACATGCTGCGCGACTCGCCTGCCCTTGACGAGTACGGCGTGGATCTCGGCCGGACTCGCATCTTCCTGCGAGGTCAGTCCGGCCGCATTGAGCCGGTAACCGCCTCAAGCGGTAGCCGTGAAGGTCAGCCGGTCACCTTCGCAGTGCTGGAAGAGACGCAATACTGGCGCCCCGGCAATGGCGGCGTGGACCTAGTCGCCACGATCCGGCGCAACCTCGCCAAGACCGACGGCCGCTCGGTCGAGATCACGAACGCCTACCGGCGCGGCGACGATTCGGTCGCCGAGGCCACGGCGAAAGCCGCCGAGAAAAAAGCCGCAGGCCTGCTCTACTCCGAGACTCGCGGCCCTTGGGTTGAGGACCTCACTGATCGCCCGGTGCTCATGGACGCCCTGCGAGTCGCCTATGCCGACTGCCCCTGGGTCGACCTTGAGCGCATCGCCGAGGAATGCACCGACCCGGCCACCACTGACCAGGACGCCCGGCGCTATTTCCTCGGATGGCCGAGCGAGGCGCCCGAGGATTCCTGGATCAGCCCCGGTCAGTGGGAAACCTGCCGAGTACCCGGCGCGCGGTTGTATGACGAAATCCCGACCTACGTCGGGATCGACGTCGCACTGAAGCACGACACCACCGCAGTGGTCGCCGTGCAGCGCCAGGGCGAGAGGCTCGTCTGCTCTGCCCGCATCTGGACCCCGACGCCCGAGCAAGTGCTTGATCTCGCCGCCGTCGAAGAACACATGCGAGCGCTGGCCGTCGCCTATCCGCTCGCCGAGGTCATCTACGACCCGCGCTTCTTTGAACGCTCGGCGCAGCTCCTCACCGAGGAGGGTCTGCCGATGATCGAGATGCCGCAGAACAATCTTCGCATGGTGCCCGCCTGCGGCGCCGCGTATCGCCTGATCGCCTCGGCGCAGGTCGCCCATGACGCCGACTCAACCTTCACCGATCAAGTGCTCGCCGCTGCGCAGGTCACCACCGACAACGGCTGGCGACTCAGCAAGGGCCGCAGCCGTCGAAAGATCGACGCCTGCATCGCCCTAGTGCTGGCCCTTGACCGTGCCACTACCCGACCCGCCCCGACTCGTGACATCACGTCATCAGTCTGGTGAGAGGAGCCACCGACATGGTGCAGCGCCGTTTCATCATCTCGACGCTGATCCAGCTCGTCGGCCTCGCTGCCGCTGCGGTCGGCATCGGCATCATCTTCTTGCCCGCCGGTCTCATCGCCGCCGGTGCCTCGCTCGTCGTCGTTGGCTACGCCTCGGGCGTTGACCCGAGCGCCAAGGCTGACGCATGAGCCTGCTCGGTCGCCTCGGCCCCGAACGCCGCACCGCCTCGCTTGACGCCCTGCTCGGCGTCTTCGGGCAGCGCTACGGCAACCCGACCAACTCGGGCCAGACCGTCACGCCCGACTCAGCTATGCGGCACGCCACCGTTTGGGCCGCCGTAAACCTCATCAGCGACATGGTCTCTACGTTTCCTTGGGAAGCGTGGCGCGAAACAGACGGCGAGCTGCAGCCCGCCCGCCCGCCGCAGATCCTCACCTCGCCCTCAGTCGTCGTCGGCTCGGTTGACTGGCGTCGGCAGATCATCGTCTCCTGGCTACTGCGCGGCAACGCCTACTGCCTCGTGACCGAACGCGACGCCACCGGACGCGCCACGCGCATGGAGCCGATTCACCCCGACCTTGTGCAGGTCATGCGCATGACTCCTATCGGCCCGTTTCGGTTCATGCTGATGGGCCAAGAGATGCCGCTCTACCCGCTCGGCGATCTCTGGCATGCGCCCGCCTACACCGTGCCCGGCTCACCGGTCGGCCTCTCGGCGATTGAGTTCGGCCGTCAGGCGATCGGCCTCGGCCTCGCCGCCGAGGAGTTCGGCGCCCGATTCTTCGGCGACGGAGCGCACCCGACCTCCATCATCTCGACCGACTCCGAAGTCACGAAAGAGCAAGCCGAGGTCATAAAGGAACGCATTCGCGAAGCGCTGCAGAATCGCCGAGACCCCGCCGTGCTCGGCCTTGGGCTGAAGTGGCAGCAGGTGCAGATCAACCCGGAAGAGTCGCAGTTTCTGGAGACGATCAAGGCGAACAGCCTCACGATCGCGAAGTTCTTCGGACTCGCCAGCGCCGCCGAGCTGATCGGCGCCGAGTCCACCGCCTCAATGACTTACGCCAACGTCTCGCAGAAATCGCTCAACCTACTGACCTACGGCCTGCGCCCGTGGCTGCGCCGCCTTGAGGACATCTACGACGACCTGACCGTGCGCCCGATGCGCATCCGGGCAAAGGTTGACGACATGTTGCGAGTAGACCCGAAGACTCGCGTCGACATTCAGAGCGAGCAGATACGCGCCGGACTGCGCACGCAGAACGAACTCAGGCGAGAGGACAACCGCCCGCCAGTCGACGGCGGTGACCGTCTGCTCTGGCCGCCATACGGCACGACTGCACTCGGCGAGGGAGACCTACAGGCGCTAGGCGCCGGAGGAGATCCGAATGCGTAACGGACTCACACTGCCCGAGGCGGTACTTGAACGTCTCAGCGTTGAGCAGCGCCAGTCAATCTTTGCCGACGCACCCGGCCCCGGTAAGCGCGGCATGGTCACCGTTGAGCGCCGCACGCGCCCGATGGAACTCCGGGCAGAGGCGGGCAACGATCCGCACCTCGTCGGCTACGCCATGACCTGGGGAGTGCCCTACGAGGTCGCAGGCGGCCCCGACGCTGGCGGCTTCACCGAGATCATCGAACGCGGCGCCGCCGATAAGTCGCTCGCCGAACGCAGCGACGTGCGCTTTCTTGCAGACCACGAGGGTCTCGTGCTCGCCCGCACGGCGTCCGGCACTCTCAAGCTCAGCACCGACGACGTCGGCCTACTCTCCGACGCCTCGCTAGATCCGGCCTCGCCGTATGCGCAGAGCGTCATCAGCGCAGTGCGTCGCGGCGATATGTCGCAGATGAGCCACTCCATGCGAGTGCTGCGCCAGACATGGAGCGATGACTACACCGAGCGCCGCATTCAGGAGATCGCCATGTATGACACGAGCGTCGTAGGTTTCCCCGCTAACCCGGTCACTGCTATCGCCCTAGACCAGCGGGCAATCGACCCCGAAGCCGAGGCCGCCGAGGATTCACTCGTCGACCAGATCCGCGTGCTGCTCGCGCAGCTCATCGCAGGCGAAGCCGCCGAGATGGCCGACGGCAACCCTGCCACGATGTCACTCTCTGAGCTGATCGCCATTGCCCGCCACCTTGACTACTGGCAGGAATGCGACGACTACGAAGACTCCACCGGCACCGCCGAGATGGAACCCGAGACCGACCCGATGGTCGGGCGCTCAATGAGTCTCGCAACCGCACGCGCACAGGCCGAACGCCTGGCGCTCGGTCGCAAGTAACCCGCAACACCTCACGCCGGACGCCACGCCGCGCACCACGCCGCCCGCACGATCGGGCACCTGGAGCGCACCTGCCGACCACCTGAGCGCAACGCCAACCCACCCCCCGACTCCCCAAGGAGACCCCCATGTCGATTATCGACACGCTGCGCGCGCAACTCGCCGCAGCATACGAAGCTCGCGCTGCCAAGGCTGCCGAGCTTGATACCATCCTCGCCGCACCCGAGGCCGAGGCTCGCGACCTGAACGCCGACGAGTCCGTCGCATTCGCCGAAGCTCGCGACGCCGTCAAGGCCGCCGACTCCAGCATCGAGACCCTTGAGGCCCGCGTCGCTGAACTCGTCGCCATTGAGACCGCGCGCGCCAATCACGAAACCCGTGCACGCGAACTCGCCCCGAACTCCGCCATCGTGCGCGTCGGACGCGAAGAGCTCACCTACCGCGCGGACGCCGGTCACTCGTTCCTGCGTGACGCTTACTCTGCCGAGGTTCGCGGCGACTACGCCGCCCGCCAGCGCATCGAGCGCCACATGGTCGAGATGGCTACCGAGCATCGCGCCAGCGATACCGGCGCATTTTCCGGCCTCGTGGTTCCGCAGTACCTCACCGACCAGGTGTCACCGCTCGCTCGTGCGGGCCGTCCGTTCGCTGACGCCGTTCGCCAGCTCCCGCTCCCCGCTGAAGGCCTCTCGGTCAACATCTCCCGAGTGACCACCGGCAGCACCGCCGCCTCGCAGGCCACTGAGAACTCGTCAGTCAGCAGCACCGACATGGACGACACACTGCTTACCGTTCCGGTGCGCACCATCTCCGGCCAGCAGGACGTCAGCCGTCAGGCCATTGAGCGCGGGACCGGCATCGACACCGTCGTCGTGCAGGACCTGCTCCAGGCATACGCGACGCAGCTCGACTCGCAGATCATCTCCGGCGCCGGAACATCCGGGACCCACACTGGTGTTTTGAGTGTCTCAGGCATCAACAGTGTGACCTACACCGACGCATCGCCGACGGCAGCGGAACTGTTCCCGAAGATTGCCGACGCCGTGCAGCGCGTGAACTCCAACCGCTACATGCCTGCCGATCTCATCGTCATGCACCCGCGCCGCTGGGCTTTCTTCCTGGCTGCAGTTGACGGCCAGAGCCGCCCGCTGGTGACCCCGAACGTCAACGGCCCGATGAACGCCTACGGCGTCGGCGGCAACGTCGGCGCAGGTATCGTCGGCTCGCTGCTCGGCATCCCTGTGCTGGTCGACGCCAACGTGCCGACCAACCTCGGCTCCTCAACCAATGAGGATCGGATCATCGTCTGCTACTCGCCCGACCTGTGCCTCTGGGAGCAGACCGGCTCACCGATGCAGCTCCGGTTTGAGCAGACCCTCGGCGGCCAGCTCACGATCAAGCTGGTCGCCTTCGGCTACTCAGCTTTCACCGGCGGTAAGTACCCGGCAGGTATCTCGGTTATCTCCGGGACCGGCCTCGCTACCCCGAGCTTCTGATAGCTCACCGCTGACCTAGTCAGCGCCACGGAGTAGAGAGCGACGGCGCAGCCCGTCTCCCACCGGCTAGACGCCTTCCCCCTCGTCGGGCGTCGCCATAGACGGCAGCGCGCCGTCGCTCTCTCCACCACCTACACGAAAGGAGTCCGACATGGACTTCGCAACTCTCTCAGCAGAACAGTGCGACGCGCTCAACGGCGCCGAGCGTGAGGCGTGGTACGCCTGGCGCAACGGCGACACCGCACGCGCGACCGCAATCCTCAACGCCTACGGCATCGAGACCGCCGCAGCGCCACGCCCGGCGCGCCGCTCTGCCAAGACTGACGCCGCCGAGTCGTGACCGACTACGTCGCCGCCGCCACGCTCAAGGCGTACATGGGCCTAACCGTGACGGCGAACGACCCGCAGGTCGCCGCAGCGATCACCTCGGCCAGTCGCGAGATTGACGGCCACTGCCGCCGCCGGTTCTACGCCGACGCAGCCACCAGCTCGCGCGTCTATCGTCGCTCCACCGAGCACACCGTCGCCATCGACGACGCAGTCGTCGGCACGATCTCGCTCGTTGAGCTGGACACCGGCCAAGACGGAACATGGGCCTACGACCTCGACGCTACCGAGTGGCTCGCCGAACCGCTGAACGGCATCGGCGCTAACGGCATGGCGTGGCCGGTGACTCGTCTGCGCACGCTCGGCAGCCTCACCATTCCGAACGACATCACCTCGGCGCGGCCATGCGTGCGAGTGACTGCCCGCTGGGGCTGGCCCGACATTCCCGAGCCGGTCACGCAGGCCGCACTCATCCTCGCCGCCGAGACCTACAAGCTTCGAGAGGCGCCGTTCGGCGTCGCTGGTTTCGATCAGTACGGCGCCGTCAGGATCAAAAGCCTGCCGCAGGTCGAGCGACTCCTGGCGCCGTTCGTGCTTTATGAGACGTCGCTCGCATGACCTCGCTCGCTGACATTCGCCAGGGCCTCGCTGCGAACCTGCAGGCGCTGCCCGGCGTCGAGGTGTACCAGCGAGAGAACGGCCTAGCAAACGTGCCCTGCGCCGTCATCGTGACGCCGTCCATCGACTACCACCAGAGCTTCAGCAGCGCCGGACTCGTGCGCTACGAGTTCCGCATCATGCTGCTGGTGCAGTCGGCCGACTCAGAGCAGAGCGGCATCGACCTAGACACCTACGCCGATCCCGGCTCGCCCACATCAGTGCGCGCAGCGGTCGAATCCGACCGCACTCTCGGCGGCATCGCCGACGATCTCATCTGCACATCATTCCGACCGCTGAACTCTGAAGAGGTAAGCGGCATCGGCTATTGGGGCGGCGAGTTCACCGTCACCGTCTACGCCCGACCATAGGAGCCACGCGTGCCAATCCTTCGCGATGTTGTCATCCATTACGCAGGCACCGACCTGACCGCCACGGCTAACGAAGTCAGCCTTGACGCATCGTTCGCCGATCTTGACGTGACCACGTTCGGCAGCTCCGGCAATCACGAACGCATCGCCGGCATCGGAGACGCCACCGCTAGCGTGATGACTTTCGGAGATCCGGCAATCGTTGAGCCAATCTTTTCAACAAAGCCCGGCACCGTAGAGCTGCTCACAGTGACGCAGTTCCCGACCTCGGGCACCGCTACTGCTGGAGATCGCATCTATGCGATGCGCGGCTTGCTCACGTCAACAAAGCAACCGCTCAAGGTCGGCGACGTCTCCAAGCTTGACGCCACAATGCCCGAAGCGCAGGCCGAGGGCCTGCTCGCCGGGCAGCTCCTCGCTCCGAAGCAGACGATCAGTGTGACCACGACAACTTCGCCGGTGTTTTTTACTGGCGGCGTAACGACCGGGCAGGTCACCTATTTCGGCGTGCATGTGTTCAGCGTTTCCGGCGATCGCACCGTGACTTTCAAGCTGCAGAGCGCGTCGGGAACAGGCTTTGCGACTCCGGTCGACCGAGTCACCCTTGGCACGATCAGCGCTGCCGGTAGCGGCTTCGGTTCGTCAAGCACTGCCACCGGTCACCAGTACTGGCGAGTCGTTGCCACTCTCGGCGGCACGACCGGCTCGGTCAGCTTCGCCGCCTTTGCCGCCATTCAGTAACCCACCCCGAACACCTACACAGGAGGTCAGCCCGTGGCTGCTTTCGTTATTCAGAACCCCGTCATCGTCGTGAACGGCGTAGACCTCTCCGATCATGTCACCAGCGTGAGCCTTGACGACTCAGTCGCAGACATTGACACGACCAACTTCGGCAGCTCGGGCAACCACACCCGCACCGGCGGCCTGAAGGATGGCAGCATCACGATCGAGGCACAAAACGATTTCGCCGCCTCATCCGTCGACGCCACCATCTGGGCAGCGCGCGGCACGCTCGTGACCGTCACCGTCAAGGCCACCAGTTCCGCGACCTCGGCCACTAACCCGCAGTATTCCGCGAGCTACCTCGTCAACCAATACAAGCTTGGCGGCAAAGTCGGCGATCTCAGCATGGTCTCGGTCACCTGGCCGCGCTCGGGCGCACTCACTCGCGCCACATCCTGAGCCGTGGCGGCCGTCGATGGTCTGAGCCATCTGCTCAAAAGCGCCGCCAACTTCGAGAAGACGATGCACGACGCCGAGATGAAGGCAGCCGACAAGGTCGCCTATCAGGTCAAGCTCGCGTGGCTCGGCAATATGTCGGGCCACGGCCTCACGCCTGCGCAGAAAGTCAAGCGCAGAAAGTGGAACGTGCGAGACAGAACGTGGTCAAACTATCGCGGCAGCGTTGCGGCAGTCGTCTGGTTCGTCGGCGCCCTGCATCTCGTTTTTATGCCAACGAAGGCGCACGTCATCGGCGCGCAACTGCTCGGCTATCGCTCCACGTTCAAGCGTCGAGGAAAAGAGCTCGGGGCGCGTCAGGCGTTCGGCGGTAACGCTCGGGGCACCTTCGGCACGCTGAAGCTGACCACGGTCACCCGCTCCGGAAAAGTCAGCCAACGCAAAGGCGCTCAGGCGCTCGCTATCCCCGGCGTCGGCTGGCGGCCGTATGCGTTCCACCCCGGAACGCCCGGCGAGCGCACCGTCTGGGAAGAGCAGAAAGCGATCGCCCGACGCATCGCCCCAAACGGTTTCGGACCCGCAAGGCAAGAGGCACTAATCGCCGCAGGTTTCGGCCAGGCGGCAGGACTAGGGAAGGCAATAGCCAAGTGACGCAGCAGACGAGGAAAAAAGACACGGCGCAGGACATCGCGCAGCGCATCGCCGCAGGCGACTACGACGGCGACCTGATGCCAGTCTTAGAGGCAATACAGGGCCGGTTTGCGTCAAGCGCCACCGGCATGCGTTGGCAGCTCAAGCTCGGTGACCTGTTCGTCACCGAGGACGACCTCACGCTGAACGAGGCCTACGCCATCGAAAAAGCGGCAGCGTGCAATTGGGCCGAAATAGACCCGGTGCGCTCTGCCAATCACTGCCGCGCAGTCGTCGGCGTCTGCCTTGAGTCTCGCCTCAACCTCAGCCACGCCGAGGTTGAGGCGCGCCTCGGCGCGCTCACTGTCTCCGAGCTGGTCGACGCGATCAGCCGCACCGAGGTGACGCCGGTCCCTTTGGACTAGGTCGCCTTGACGACTACCTGCGCGAGTTCGCCGCCGCCATGCACTGGCCGCCGGACGTGACTCGCCGCCAGCGCATAGGCGACCTGGCGCTACTACTCCGACCGAAGGGCTAACGCGATGGCGCTCAGTGAAAAGCTGATGATTCTCATCACCGGCGACGCCTCGGGCGCCATCGGCGAGATGAAGAAGCTCGCAGGCGAGGCCGAGAAGAACCTCGGCAAGGCAGGCGGCGACGTCGGCAAGTTCTCAGCGACCGCTACGAAAGTCGGCGCGGGCATGGTGGCCGTCGGCACCGGCCTGCTGGCGACGGCGATTTCGGCAGCCTCGACTACTACGGATCTCGGGCGCGAGGTCATAAAGCTGCAGCGCTATACCGGCATGAACGCAGAGAGCGCCTCAAAGCTCGCCTACGCCGCCAAGATGTCCGGCGTCGGCGTAGACGATCTCGCCGTCGGCATCGGCAAGCTGTCTAAAACGATGGCGAACTCGCCCGACAAGCTGACGAAACTCGGCGTCGAGGCGCAGACGAGCGACGGTAAGTTGCGCAGCATGTCCGATGTGCTCAGAAACGTCGCCGACAAGTTCAAGAAAATGGGACCGGGCACCGAGTCCACGGCCGCCGCGCTTGACCTGTTCGGCCGCTCCGGCGCCAACCTGCTGCCCTTCCTGCTCAAAGGGAAAGACGGCATTCAAGAACTGGCCGACGAGGCCGACAAGATGGGCCTCGTCCTCAGCCAGGACAACGTCGACGCCGTGAAAAAAAACATCGTGGCGCAGCGCGAACTCTCGGCCGCCGTCAACGGCGCCAAGGTGCAAATCGGTAACGAGATGCTGCCGATCCTGACCAAGTTTACCGAGCTAATGACCGGCCTCCCCGGCCCCGTAAAGGACGCCATCGGCCCGATCGTCGTTATAGGCGGTGCGGTGCTCGTGACCGGCGGAGCGTTCCTGCTCGCCGCCGGTCAGATCCAAAAGGCGAAGGCGTCTTTTGCCAACATGAGCGGCGCCGCTCAGACCGGAGTCGGCGTGCTCGGCGGCGTGGCTGCTGCAGCGACTGTGGCATTCACCGCCTATTCAGTAATGAGCGGCGAGATTGACAAGGCACGCGAGGCGCAGGACAAGCTCAACGAAGGAATTGCCGCTGGAGCTGCTTCGGGCGGCTTCGGCTCGCTGCGCACTCAGATCAGCAAGACGGCCGCAGACCTTGCAGTGCTTGAAGAGAAATCCTCAATGTGGAACACCTTCACCAGGTCAGACCCGTGGAACATTTTCAAGGAAGCCGGAGAGGTCGAAAGTCTTGACAAGCTGCGCGACCAGCTCGGCATGATCTCGGCCTCATCGATCTACCTCAGCGACACGCTCGGCATCAGCCAAGAGGCGGCGACCGTCTGGCTCGGCAAGATGGCCGAGGGCGGGACAGTGTTCCCGACCGTGGAAGCCGCTCTAGCGGCGTACACCGGCAAGGTCGACGAGAATAAGGTCGGCACCGAAGAGGCAGCCACTGCGCAGGAGGGCTACGCCGCATCAATCAAGCACGCCGCCGACGTGCTGCGCGGCACGACCGATCCGATCTTCGCAGTTATGACCGCCCAGGATTCGCTCGCCGAGGCGCAGGCAAACTACGACAAGATCGCAAAAGACGGCACGAAGACCGACGCCGAAAAAGAGCAGGCGCTGCGCAAACTCTGGCAGGCGTCGTGGGATCTCACCGACCAGCAGACCAAGCTCGGCGGGGCAATGGCGACCGGCGATGTGTCCGGGCCGAAGCTGCAGGCAGCGCTAGACACTCTGCGACTGAACAGCATCGACCCGACAACCGAGGCGGGCAAAGCGCTCGCCGAAAAGATCCTCGGTGTAGACGCCACCGCAGCAACCGTCTCGGCACTACTGAAGGGCCGAGTGCTCAAGGTCGAAACCGATCAGGCCGGGCTAGACGCATTTATTCGGGCACTGGCGAACGCTCAGGCGGTCATTGACTGGATGTATCGCAACGACCCCGGCAGCAAGCGCAACGGCCTTGGCGTCTTCAAGACACCCGAAGGTGCAGCGTCCGGCGGCTACCTGCCCGCAGGGCGCCCGACGCTCGTCGGCGAACTCGGCCCTGAGCTATTCATCCCTTCCAGCAGCGGCACAGTGATGACCTCGCTCAGCACCAGCCACGCGCTGAGCGGCGGCGCAGGCGCAGGCGTCACCATCCAGAACCTGACCGTGGAGCTGCCGAACGTCACCAACGGCGACCAGCTCGTCGACGAGCTGCAGCGCTACATCCGCAGGAACGGCCCGCTACCGCTCGCGGTGGCCTGATGGGCACTACGGGCTGGGGCGGGAGCGTGACGCTCTACGTCGAGGCCGACTTCACTCAGACGATCGCCGAGACCAGCGGCGCACCGGTCGCCGGAACCTCGACGCAATGGGGCACCGCAGAGTGGGCGACGAGTGTCTGGCAGCCGCCGATCACGACGACCTGGACCGACATCACCGCCGACGTGCGCAGCGTCTCCACCTCGGCAGCATTTAGCCGCCAGACGAACCGCTACAACACCGCGAGCGCTTCGGTCGTGCTGGACAATCGCAGCGGCAACTACTCGCCGACGAACACCGACGGCGACAACTATCAGAAGATCGGCATCCTGCGCCCGATGCGCATTCGCGCCCGATACACGAACGACGCCGGAATCACTACCGGCTGGAAACTGTTCACCGGGCTGATCCAGTCATGGTCGGAAAACTTCGCCCAATACGGCAAGGACTCCACCGTCAGCGTTGAGCTGGTCGGCAACGACTCGCAGCTCGCGGCGATCACAAATCTGGCGCGCTCACCGCAGGGCGCAGGCGAGACCGCAGGCGCACGCATCCGACGCATCTTGACCGACGCCGACTGGCGCTGGCCGATGATCCTCGACGACGGCGAAACCACAATGCAGGCCACGACCCTAGAGGGATCGCCGCAGAGCCTCATCGCCCTGACCGCCGACTCCGAAGGCGGCGCCTTCTATTGCGCTCCCGACGGCTCGGCCCGCTTTGATGGCTTCGCCGCTCAGGTGGAGAAAGACGGCCGAGTCATACCTGCCCTGCACTTCTCCGACTCCCCGACCGACTCGTCGACGCTCACCTACGCCGATATCTCGCTGAGCTACAACGGCGACCTAGTGCGAAACCTCATCACCTACCAGCGAGAGGGCGGCGACGAGCAGCAAGTCGCCGCAGCCGCATCGCAGCAGCTCTACGGCACCCGTGCCGAGAGTCGTAGCGACCTCATCAGCGAAAGCGACGCCGACGTGCTCATGCTCGCTAGGCGTGACCTCGCGATCCTGAAGGACCCCGAGCATCGCGTTGAGGCCGTGCGGCTCAACCCGCTGGACCCGAACAACGCCGACGGCCGACTCTGGAATGCGCTCGCCACGAGCTCTATCGCCTTGCGGCTCGGGGCGCTGGTGGAATACACGCCGCAGAATCAGACGACGATCAGCCGCTACGTCTTTATCGAGGGCATATCGCACACGATCTCGCCCGACCGCTGGACGACCTCGCTCACCTTCTCAAGCGCTACCGCCTACCGCCCGCAAGCTTTCTCCCTGTGGGGCGAGGGCACATGGGGCGACGTCACCTGGACTTGGTGAGCCTCGGCTCGCCCACGATGAAAGGAGCCGACTATGGCTCAGAGGCCTGACCTCCCCGTCGACGGTACGACGATCACGAGCGCATGGGGCACCACCGTGCGCGAGCAGATCGTTACCCCGTTCTCTAACGCAACCGACCGATCGAGCGAGATCCCAAGCTCAGGCACAAGTGCGCGCGTAGCGGGCATGGTCTCGACCCTGACAGCGAGCGACGAGACGAACGGCCTCTACGTCTACAACGGCGCGAGCTGGCGGGCGCCGTGGAATCTTCCATGGGGCAACGTCGCCACCTCGGGCCTGCCGAGTTCGTTCTCTTTCAATACGACAGCGAACTACTCAGGAAACTTCACATGGACGAGCGTCAATAACCGGAACTACCTCGTCACCTTCGGCGGCGAGTTCAATAACGGCACCGTCCTGGGCGTGGTGGACACCGCAGCGATCTACACCAACGCAGCGCCGCCGGTCGCCGTGAGTTATGCGGGCATCCGGGCGACGTTTGCAACAGTCGGCGGAGGCGGAGCGACGATCTCGCAAAACTCCCAAGAAACCCGTAGTACTGCGTTCGTCTTCACCGCCATAAGCAGCGGAACGCTGACGTGGAAGTTCGGCGCCATCTCTAACGCCAGCGCCACGAATCAGACGTTCAGCCCGAACCTGCTCAGCATTGTGGACATCGGCCCCGCTGGCGCTCCTGTCTGATGAACCTTGACGCCATCCCCTACGTCGCCGCTCGCAATCAGTCGCCCGCCTCTGGCGCTCCTCGCCTGATCGTCATCCACTCCATGGAGTGCCCGGTAGAGACCGGCAGGGCGCAGCAGGTGGCGCAGTGGTTCGCCGGGCCGACCTCGCCGCAGGCCTCGGCGCACTTCATGGTCGACCCTGCCGAGGTTTACTGCGGCGTCAGGCCGCCCGCCACGGCGTGGCATGTCGGCTCGGCCAACACCTACGCAGGCGGCGCGTCGATCGGCATCGAGCAGACCGGCTACGCCTATTCAACCGACTGGTGGGAGCCGATCGCTCTCCAGCAGCTCGACCTACTTGTAGACCTCGTCGGCTCACTCTGCGACCGTTACGGAATACCGAGACGCTGGCTCGGCGTCGCCGAGCTGCGATCGGGCGAGGCGGGCATCTCGACGCACGGCCTCTGCAGCAGCGCAGGCATCGGCACCGACCATACCGACCCCGGCCCCAACTGGCCCGCCGACGAGTTCATGCGTCGCCTATCCGGCGGCCCTACCCCGACCCCCTCAGGAGATGACGATATGAACGTATGGCTCATGCGCGCCAATAACTCGCCCGACGTCTGGGTCGTGCAGGCGAACCTCTCCGGCCGCTGGCACCTGCCGACGCCGACCCTCGTCGCTTCGATTGACTACGTCATCAGCCAAGGCGGCGGCCGAGTCCTCACCCCGCCCGCCGACACGAAACCCGACCAGCTCGGCCCGTGCCAGGTGTGGAAGGTTTCGCCGGACTTCCTGCGCGCTATCCCGATCACGAAGTAACGGCATGCTCGCCGTCATTGAGTGGACCCCGATTCTTGCGGCGCTCACCGCCGGACTGCTCGCACTGGCGGGCACTGTCTGGCAGAGCCGCAAGACTCGTAGCCTCAACACCGCCGAGCACGGCGAGAACGCCGCCAAGCTTGAGCGCATTGAGGGCAAGATCGACCGCACCGCCGACGAGGTCGGCAAGGTCGGCAGCCGCCTAGATCGACACATTGCCGAGCAGGCCCCGCACCGGCGCCACTGGTTCCGATGAGTTTCGCCGACGAGGTGCGCGCAAACAGTGGCCGAGGCCCCGGCGGCATCTGCGCCGTCGCCACCGCACTGCTGCAGCTTGACGAGGGACTGCGCGCCGAGGTCGTCGCAGTCATCAGCTCGCCCGCCTACACGTCCTCGGCGATTGCTAAGGCCCTCAAGGCGCACGGCGTGGACATCGCCGAGCAGTCCATGAGCAGACACCGCCGGGAGGCCTGCCGATGTTCTCGGACGAGGTAGAGGCCGCAGAGTCACGACGTCACCCGTCCGGCTGGGAGCCGGGCATCGCTTGGACCGGCGAGGCGGGCACGATTACGACGGCACCGCTGGAGTCAGAGCCGACAAGCGGCGTCTGGCACGAGCTTGTCGCCGATTGGGGACTGGACCCGGCTACGACCGAGGTCACGCCCGGCAGCATCCAGGTGCGAGCGTGGGACACCCACGACGGCCGACGCCTCAAGTATTACCGAGCGGCACTGCGGGCCAAGAGCAACACCGGCGAGCGTGCCGATATTGACGCACTCTGCGCCATCGCCATGCGCCGCCGGTCAATCATCGCCCCGGTCGTCACCGGCGAGCGTGCGCTACTAGTGGCACTTTCCGACTGGCAGCTCGGCAAGGGCGAAGGCGGCGGCAGCGCCGCTACGACGACTCGCATCTGCTCGGCGATCGACGCCCTGCCCGCACGCCTGCGAGAACTCAAGCGCTCCGGCCGAGAGATCAGCGCCGTCTACCTCGTCGGCCTCGGCGACCTCGTCGAGCAGTGCAGCGGGCACTACCCCGCCCAAGCATTCACGACCGACCTCGACCGTCGCGAGCAGCTCCGCCTCGCTCGCCGACTGATCCTGCGAGCGGTCGACACCGTGGCGCCACTCGTGCCCCGAGTGGTACTGGCCGCAGTGCCAGGTAACCACGGCGAGCACCGCAACGGCGCAGGCAAGGCGTACACGCGCACGACCGATAACGACGACCTCGCGGTCGTTGAGCAGGTCGCCGAAGTGCTCGCCGCCAACCCCGCCCGATATGCCCATGTCTCCACCGTGCTCGCCGACTCGGCCACCCTTGTGCTTGACGTCGCAGGCACGCCGTGCGCCTTCGCTCACGGCCACGTTCGCAGCGGCGGCGGCCACCCTGCGCAACGGGCAGAGAACTGGTGGCGAGGTCAGGTAATGGGCCGCCAGCCAGTCGCTGACGCCTCGCTGCTGCTCTCCGGCCACTATCACCACCTGATCGTCAGCGAGGCCACCGGCCGCACGTTCGTGCAGGTGCCCGCAATGGACGGCGGCTCGGAATGGTTCACGGCCAAGACCGGTCAACACTCCCCGCCCGGAATGCTCACGCTCGGCGTCGGCACCGCCTACGGCCCTCGCGGCTGGGGCGACCTCGCCGTGCTCAACTAACGAAAGGCGCCGCCATGTCATCACCGGCGAACTACCTCCTGAACCTGCGCACCGGCGACACCGAGACGGTCAGCGTCACGCTGCAGGACTCCGCAGGCGCAGCGATCAACATCACCGGCCGCACCTACACCGCGCAGGTGCGAGCCACTGCCGACTCGTCGACCGTGCTCGCGACGTTCTCCTGCTCAATCACAAACGCAGCAGCGGGCACCTTTGCCTGCACACTGTCAGCCGCGACGACCTCGGCGCTCACTCCTGGCGGCGGCGTCTGGGATCTCGCCGAAACCAACGGCGCCACCGTCACCCGCCTGCTCGGCGGCTCGGTCATCATTGAGAAAGGCGTCACCCGATGAGCGTCTCTATCACTCTGAACTACTCCGACGACCGCATCGTCGCCGTCGGCGTGTCGGGGCCTCAGGGGCCGACCGGAGCAACAGGTGCAACAGGTGCAACAGGTACCACTGGCGCAA